ATGGAACCTTTATATAGAGAAGCATCATTAGGAGCAGATATACTTGCTAGAAGTATTCTGAAAGATGAAGGTGTGGGTATAGCTTCAGAAGAAATAGTTGCTAGTTTGACAAACATGATTACTGATGTATCAAATTATACATATAAGTTGGTAAGAAATCAGATAAAAGATGGGATCAACAAAGGGGAAACTATAGAACAGATTAGTAAACGTGTACAAAAAGTCTATAAATTTAATTCTTCTAGAGCAAGAAGGATTGCTAGAACAGAATCTGGTAGTATTATACATCAAACAACAGATGCACGATATAAAGAAGCAAACGTTCAAAAGAAAGAATGGATAACTGCTCATGATAGTGATGTAAGAGAAAGACATTCATCTAATGCGTCTGTTGGAGTTGTTGATTATGATCATATATATTCTAACTCACAAAAATTTCCAAATGATGGTCGGGGGTCGGCATCTGATAACATTAATTGTCGCTGTACATTCGTTCCTATCATAGAATAATGGAGAAAGATATGGAAAAAGACCAATTGTTTATAAGTACATATTTAGGAGCAAAGTCTTCTAAAGAAGATAGAACTATTGAATTTATTGCTTCTAAAGAAATTGTTGATCGGAGTGGTAACTTAATTAAAATTGGTGGTATAGATACATCTTCATATAAGGCGAATCCTGTTGTTTTATGGACTCATAGATCTGATGAACCACCTATTGGAAAGGCAGTAGGGATAAGAAGAAAAGGGGATGAGTTAAGAATTAAGGTACAATTTGCCACACCAGAAGAATATGGATTTGCTGACACTATATATAAATTAGCAGATAATGGATATATAAATGCTGGTAGTATTGGTCTTTTTTTAGATTCTAAAGGTGTTGAATATCCAGAAAATATGAAGGTTGGTGGTAAAGAAGTAAGGAGATTAATTAATAAATCTGAACTATTTGATTTTTCTATTACTCCAATTCCAAGGAATAGAAAGACATTAAAGGCAAGTGTATTATTGCAAGCATTAGATAGTGGTGTTATTGATGACGTTGAATTAAAGGAATACGAGTTAATGTCTGAAGGTGTTGTTGAAGGTTTTGAAGAAGAAGTTAAGGATGATAAAGAAGAAGAGAATGAAGTTATTACATTAAAAGCTAAAGTCGCAGAACTTGAACTTCAATTAAAAGAACAAGAGATGGAAGAAGAATCAAAAGATAGTATCTATGATGAGTTATATAACGAATTCGTTGTACCAAAGAAAGAAAAGATAAAAGTAAGAGATAAATTTGATATACTCGATGATTATTTTGAGTAATATAAAATATGATTGTTATAGGCATTAGGCCATTTTATGAGCATACTAATAGCATACTATATTAATCTAAAGTAAAAAATAAAGAGGTAATTTTTAATGGAAACAGACAAAAGTAAAGAAAAGTTAATAGAGTTAAAAGGCGTTGTTAAAGAAGTAATGCAAGAAATGCCTAATGAAAAGGTTGAGGCGTTAGAAGCGAAAATGGCCAAAACTGAAGAAGCAAATGTTAAAACTCTAGAAAGTAATACAGAATTGAAAGCACAATTAGATAGTCTTCAAGGTAAAATGATTACAATGAAACAAAATACTGGAGTTAATACTTATTTATTTAATGGGTATGATCCAGATTTAAGTAATAATTTTAAAAGTACATTAACTACAGATGAATGTGAATCTGTTGCGAAACATATGTTAGAATTAGTTAAAGAAAAGAAAGATGGTGCGCTATTGAGTGCATTTGACGCAGCTGACGCAATACCAGTTCAGTATGGTAAAGCAGTTATGGGTCTTGCAGAATTAACTTCTGTAGCTTTGACGCATGCTAATGTTGTTCAAGCTGAAGCTCCTGTTATTAAACTTCCTACAAAGGGAACAAGGGATGCTGTAGATAGTCAAACATCCGGAACAGCTAATACTGAAGGTCAATCTACAATTGGTCAGTTAACATGGACTATTGATAAAAGAGTTGGTAATTATATCGAAATTAGAAACGACCAATTAGATGACGCTAACTTTGATATCGTTAATCAAATCATCGTACCTTTCCAAGCTGAAGCAGTTGGACAGAATGCTGACGATGAAATGTTTAATGGAACAGAGTTTACTACAAGTGTTAGTGGTGTAACAGCTTCAATAGATTCTACAAGTGCTGTTGATATTGCAGCTGCAATTACGTTTGCTAATCTAAATACTATGTTTTATGCACTAGAATGGGAAAGAATTTTAGGAGATCCAAAATGGTTCGGTTCTAGAGCTGCATTGAAAGATGTTGCTGGATTAGTTGATGATCAAAATAGACCTATCTTCCAACAAGTTCCTATTCTTGGAAGACCTTCACAAACATTAATGGGTGCACAATATGTGATCTGTCCTTCTATTTCTAATACACCAGCTGATGGTGCTATTAGATTAGCGTTCGGTGATCCAAAACATTATACTATTTTTGTTCGTGGTGGAACATTTGTATCTATGGTTAATCCATATATCAAAATGAAAGAAGATGTTACGCAGTTTATTTGTAAAGCAAGAATGGACGGAAACGTTTCCGATCATGAAACAGTTACAAGCTCAGGTGCTTGGACAACAATGTTACGTACTGATGTGTAATTAATAATGGGGGGTCTGAAATATGACCCTCCACTTTTTAAAACGGAGAAACATAAATGAGTATAAATGCAAATGCTTTCTGTACATATGCGCAAGTTATTGATCATGGTGATTTCACAGAAGCTGATAGTGTTGATAATGATGAAATAGAAAGAATAATTAACAGTGTTACAAGTGCATTCCTTCTAGATTTAGGTACTGACAATGTTGAACCTATAACTATAGTAGATTATAGAATGGATGGAAATGGTACAAATAAGATATTTCCTTTATTAAAACCTATTATTTCAATAAGTTCATTATACGATGATGTTAATTGGGATTTTGGAGATGATAAGTTAATAGATTCTTCTGATTATGCTATTGTTAGGAACAACCATATAGTTTACAGAACAGGTATATTTATAGAAAGTAATCAAAATATTAAGTTGACTTTTACAATTGGTTTCTCTAAAACATCTAAAGAGTGGATCGCTCTTCAAGATCAATGTATTGTAGAATGTGTGTTAGCTTTTAAACGAAGAGGTAAGGAAGATATAACATCTACTACTGACCAGTTTGGAAATGTTACATATACTACAGATGATTTTACAAAAAAGACTAAACGTGTCCTTGGTGAAATAAAAATTAAGATTAATTCTGGAATTGCTTAATGTATAGGATTACGATTAAAAATACAAGACAAACAGAACAATTTATAAAAGATAATCCAAAAGAATTTCATGATGCGATAGTTGAAGGATTCTCAAAAGCTGTCTTATACGTAGAGAGTACAATTAAAAAATCTTTTGGTACATTAGGTAAACCAAAAGTAAGAACCGGCCATCTTCGAAGAAGTATATACTCAGATGTAATTGAAAGAGGTGATCATATTGCTGGTATTGTTGGAAGCGATCTTGTATATGCGAGAATACAAGAAGAGGGTGGAGTTATAGTTGCAAAGAATGCTCTCTATTTAAGATTCACAATAGGGGGTAGATGGGTATCTGTTAAACAGGTAGTAATTCCAGCAAGACCGTATATAGAACCAGCAATACAAGGAAGTATAACACAAATACAGAAAATAATAAGTGATACTGTCAAAGTACATATGGAGAGATTATAATGACAACAAGATTAGAAATGATTAATCAACTTGAGAGTGATCTTAAGGGTAAGTATAGTAAATCTAATCTTTATCAATATGATCTTGTTGGGGGTGTTCATTTAGCATCACCAGATACAGTAGATGTTAGACAATATCCTGCTGTAAGTATATATGCAGATAGTGATCCAATAAAAGAAAAGGATTTAGGCAGTAAGAGATATATAAGATGGTTTCATATTATAATCAGTGGTTATGTTAAAGCAAGTAAATGGAAAGATATTTATGGTCTTTGTGATGATATAGAAAAGTTTTTATTTTCAGATGACTTCGGTGGAGATTTAGAAATATCTATTTCTTTAGATAATGATGGACCTAAATTCTATTCAAACAAAACAATGTTAGCTGCTGGTGTAGCAGTTTTCGATTTAAGGTTTTCAATAATTTATCAACGAAATTTATAATAGGAGTAAAAAAACATGTCTTTTCAAGTAAACACACCTACTATTAGAATAGATGGAGAAATAATTGCAGGTATTAAATCTGGTTCTATGTCTTATGGTAGAAATATGGTAGATATTACAGCACTTGGTGATCTTGCTGAAATGGTTCTACCTGGAATAACAAGATGTACTTTCAATCTTAATATTCTTTTAGATCCAGATAGTACAGAACATGACACTCTTTGGGATGCGATGCAGGATAAAACTAAACTAACAACTCTTTATGTTTATTATGATGCTACAGCATATATTCAAGTAGATACAGCTGCAGATGCAAATGCTGGTATGTATGTAGAATCTTTCCCAATGGAAGGTTTAGAACCAGATGGTGTAGTTATGGTACCATTAGTTCTGCGAGTTTCTGGACCAATTAAAAAATCTACTGACTAAAAAGTAAGGATTATACAATATGACTTTTAAAACACTACTTGATGGAATTTTAGGATCGGATATTTATGATACCTTAATATTTTTTAAGTGGTATTTTAGAAAACGGAGACCAATCTGTATGGATTGTGTTAAACATCATAGAGATATATTGAAGAAATCTCCAGATTGTCTTAAATGTAAAAATCCGACTATAAAACATCTTAATGAACACTTTGATATTACAATCACACAAAAACAAATTTCAAAAATCAATGATAAAGTGGGGAAGTAGTCTTGAATGATTAACTTCCCCACATACACAATGGGGGACAAACCTTATGTCTAGAAGCTATTCAAAAAAGGTTCCTGAAAAATGGATTACCTTTCCACACGATGAAGAAGTTAAACTTCTAATCACACCTTTCTCAGTTACAGATCTAATGAAAATACCAAGTGCAGATAGTCCGTCGATGTCAGTTTTGTTGGACGTATTTGTTGGTGCAGTCAAGGATTGGAAAGGTATTATAGATAAATCTACTAACAAAGTAATGAAATGTAATAA